GAAGCCTGAGGATAATGATGATTTAGAAATCATAAAAATGTATTTTGGATATTCGAATAAAAAAGCAGAACAAGCACTTAAAATTTTATCCTCTGAAGTGATTGAAAAAATAAGAATAATAATTACAAGGGGAAAAGATGATGAACGCCGGGTACCCGATCGGGTCAATTGATTCTATGGTTGAAGTGTTTCTTCATCATGATGAAGATTTTCTAAAAGTAAAAGAGACACTCACTAGAATTGGAGTGGCATCGAGAAAGAATAGAGCTTTATATCAAAGTTGTCATATTCTCCACAAACAACAGAAATACTATATTGTACATTTTAAGGAACTGTTCGCCTTAGATGGAAAACCTACTAATTTTTCAGAAGAAGATTTGGGTAGGAGAAATACTATTTCCAATCTATTAAACGAATGGGGATTAGTAAAACTTAAAGAGCCGGAGAAGTCATCAAGCCCTATTACTCCTTTAAGTCAAACAAAAATTATTCCTTATAAGGATAAAGATCAGTGGGAACTGATACCTAAATATAACATAGGTAAGAAAAGATAAATTTATAGGAAGGTAAATGGCATATAGTAAAGAAGTAGTAGATCATTATGAAAACCCTCGCAACGTTGGAGTACTTGATAAGATGGATATTAATGTAGGAACAGGCCTCGTTGGAGCTCCTGCATGCGGTGATGTAATGAAACTCCAGATAAAAATTGAAGATGGTATAATCGAGGATGCTAAGTTCAAAACATTTGGATGTGGGTCAGCAATTGCATCTTCAAGTTTAGTTACAGAATGGGTCAAGGGAAGAACCATCGATGAAGCAAAGTTAATTAAAAATACACATATTGCTGAGGAACTAGCCTTACCACCTGTAAAGATACATTGCTCCGTACTAGCAGAAGATGCAATCAAGGCTGCAATACATGATTACGAAACTAAATGTGAATGTTAATATTAAGCGTTGACTTTATAACGTAAAAGGCTTATATTATAATAGTGATGCCATAATGGGTCACACAACATAGAAACTTGCTTAACAAAGGAGTTCAGAAATGACATTTTTAAAAGCATTCCCCTTCGAAGATTCTCCCTTTTTCCAACATACCGTCGGCTTTGATCGTATCTTCGATCAATTAGAAACCGTCCGGCACAATATGGACACGCACGGTAATCGCAGTGGAGGAAAATACCCACCTTACAATATTATCAGAACAAGTGATGATACGTTTACTATTGAATTGGCTGTAGCCGGCTTTTCAAAGGAGAATCTCGATGTTGAAATCAAAGAAAACATTCTCTCGGTTAAAGGGTCCAAGGAGGAAGAAACCGTCAAAAGGGCGTATGTACACCAAGGCCTTGCGAGCCGTACGTTTGAAAGGCACTTCACCTTGGCGGACCACGTCGAAGTTGTAGATGGTGATATTGTAGATGGAGTTCTTGTGATTAATTTGGAACGTATTGTTCCGGATATACTGAAGCCCAAGAAAATCAAGTTAGGTGAGAAAACAACGAAGCCTGTAAAAACCTTACTATCTGAAGCCCAACAAGAACAAGCTGCCAGTTATGGTAAAGGAACTGAATAGATAATACTAAATAGATGCAACACCCAATTATGCATAGGAATTATTGATGCCTGACGTTGAACAATTAAGAATGGAATTGGAAAGAGATGAAGGCCGAGTAGATGCAATCTATTTGGATCATCTAGGTTATCCTACACTAGGAATTGGTCACCTAGTCAAGAAATCAGATCCTGAACACGGATGGAAGGTAGATACACCAGTACATCCTGATAGAGTTTTTGAAGCATTTGAACAAGATGTTCAAAGTACACTTAAACATCTTAATAAAATATTTCCTCCAGGTGACGAGAATGATGATTTATGGCAAATGCCAGAAGAAGTTCAACTAATTCTCTGCAATATGTGCTTTAACATGGGTCCAACTCGACTAAGAAAATTTAAAAAAATGATTGCAGCTATTAATGTTCAAGACTGGGCCGAGGCGGCTGACCAGATGGTCGATAGTAAGTGGTATACCCAAGTACCAAATCGGGCCGGCCGCCTCGTTTCCCGAATGCAGGCCCTATAAGGCTAAGGGTACCCTATAAAATAATTGTTGACTAAGCTGATTTATTGTAGT